GCGGCGGCGTTCTGGTTCTGGCAGCTCAAGCTCGGCGGCTTCGACCTCGTGCACTACGAGGAAGGCTCCGGCCTGGACGCCAGCGAGTGGATCGACCGGCTGAAGAACTGCGGCGTGCCGATTGACCACGTGTACCTGCCGCACGACGCGCGCGCCAAGACGATGGCCACGCGCTTCACGGTGGTCGAGCAGTTCGCCCAGGCCTTCGCGTGCAGCGTGGTGCCCAAGACCAACTTGCAGGACCGCATCAACGCGGCGCGTTCGGTCATCCCGCACTGCAGCTTTCACATCGACCGCTGCGCGCGCGGCCTGGAAGCGCTGCGCGCCTGGGCATTCAAGTGGGACGACGAGCGCAAGGTGTTCTCGTCCGAACCCGAGCACGACTGGGCCAGCCACGGCTCGGACGCCTTCAGCTATGGCGCGCAGGTGGTGCGCGAGCTGGTGCGCGAGAGCAAGCCCAAGGCGCAGCCCACGTACGACGGCAACTTCTACCCCTTCTCGCTGGACGAGCTGCACGAGCAGCGCGGCCGCCGCGAGCGCCGCATTTGAGGTGACCCATGGAGTACGACACCGGCACCGACCCCAAGCTCGACAGCGAGGCGAGCAAGGGCAAGGGCAAGCTGCTCGACAGCGCCAAGAAGGCGCGCAAGTGGCAGACCGAGCTGAACGCATCGAAGAAGTGGATGGCCCGCTTCACCAAGGCCGCGCGCGACTGCGAGAAGGCCTACCTCGACATGAGCGACGGCGAGATGGCATCGCTGGCGTCCTACGCGGGCAAGACCAACCTGTTCTGGTCCAACGTGCAGGTGGTGCTGTCGGCGATCTACGGGCGCCTGCCCAAGGCCGAGGTGGACCGCAAGTTCAAGGACTTCGATGACGACGTCTCGCGCGTGGCCGGCTTGATGATGCAGCGCATCCTCAACGCCGACATCGAACGCGAGCACGACGACACCAACGCAGCGATGCGCGACGCGGTGCAGGACCGCTTCGTCAGCGGCCTGGGGCAGGTCTGGTGCCGCTACGACGTCGAGACCGAGGAGTACGACGAGCCGGTGCTCGACCCGATGAGCGGCCAGCCCATGCTCGATGAGAAGACGCAGCAGCCGATGACGCGCAAGGCCGAGCGGATCATCAACGAGGAGGCCGAAGTCGACTACGTGTACTGGGACGACTTCCGCTACTCACCGTGCCGGCGCTGGCGCGAGTGCCGCTGGGTCGCGCGGCGTGTGTACATGAACGAGGCGCGCTTGAAGAAGCGCTTCAAGCTTTCGCCCGAGCAGCTCGGCATGGTGCCGATGCAGGCGCGCCAGGACACCGCCGGAGATGGCCAGGACGACGTGCTCAAGGCCACGCCGTTCAAGCAGGCCGCCGTGTGGGAAATCTGGGACAAGGAAGAGAACTACGTGTGCTGGTACGTCGAGGGCTGCTCCTTCGTGCTCGATGAGCAACCCGACCCGCTTGAGCTGGAGGACTTCTTCCCCTGCCCGCAGCCGGTGGTCGCCACGACGCTCACCAAGGCCTTCCTGCCGCGCCCCGACTACGCCATGGCGCAAGACCTGTACAGGGAGCTGGACCGCGTCAACTCCAAGCTGTCGAACCTCACCGATGCGGTCAAGGCCGCAGGCGTGTACGACAAGACCGCCGGGCCCATCAAGCAGCTGCTGACCACCGCCGTCGAGAACTCCCTGGTGCCTGTGGACAACTGGTCGGCGTTCGTCGAGAAGGGCGGCATGAAGGGCGTCGTCGACTGGATGCCCATCGAGGCCTTCGTCAACGCCATCGTGCAGCTCAACCAGCGCAAGACCCAGCTGCAGCACGACCTGTACGAGGTGCTGGGCATCAGCGACATCATGCGCGGGGCCAGCGTCGCGAGCGAGACCGCCACGGCGCAGCAGCTCAAGGTGCAGTACGGGGGCGCGCGGCTGAGCAACCTGCAGAACGAGGTGGCCCGCTTCGTGAGCGCTGTGATGCGCATTCGCGCCAACATCATCGCCAACTTGTTCCAGCCCGAGACGATGCTCAAGCGCTCGCAGATCGAGCGCACGCCCGACGCGCAGTTCGCGCAGCAGGCCATCGAGATGCTCAAGGACTTCGGAACGAGCATGTACAGCATCGAGGTGACCAGCGACTCGCTGGCCGCGCCCGACTGGGCGGCCGAGAAGGAGGCCCGCACCGAGTTCCTGGGTGCGACCTCGAACTACCTCATGGCCGCCGCGCCCATCGTGCAGAACAACCCCGCCGTGGGCTCCTTCCTCATGAAGCTGCTGCAGTGGGCCGCTGCCGGCTTCAAGGGTGGCAAGACCATCGAGGGTGTGCTCGATGAGGCCGCGCGCCAGCTGCAGCAGCTCGCACAGCAGCCGCCCCCGCCTCCGCAGCCCACGCCCGAGGACGAGAAGAACAAGGCCCAGGCGGCCAAGTTCGGCGCCGAGGCCGAGCGCACCGCGAAGGAAACCGCGCTCATGCCGTCGCCGCCGCAGCTCGGCGCGCCGGGTGCGATGCCCGGTGCGGTGCCTCTGCCCGCCGGCCCTGGCACTGCCATGCCGATGCAGCCGCAGATGCCCGCGCCGGTCAACAACATGCCCATGTGAGGACGCATCGCCATGGCAACCACCCAGGAAATCGACGCGGCACTGGCGGAGCTGCGCGCGGCCCGTCTAAGGCTGTTCCAGGCTTCGCAGGAGCGCGAGCAGATCGCGCTGCGCCGCCAGCGCCTGACAGTCTCACTGGCCCAGGCCGATGCGGCGATCACCACCGCGCGCAGCGCGATGCTCATCGCTCGCCAGAAGGTGCAAGACCTGTTGGCCCAGACCGAGGCCAACCCACCGGCGCCCACGCCACCCGCGCCGCCCGCTCCCACGCCGCCTGCGCCCACCCCGCCCACGCCCACGCCGCCCGTCTGACCATGCCGACCTACACGTTCCGCTGCGACAAGTGCGGCTTCATCACCAGCACGGTCATGTCCATCCGCGAGTACTGCGCCGCGCCGCCCGCCTTCGTGCACTGCGGCCAGCCCAGCGAGCGCTTCTTCGAGGTGGTGCCCGCCATGGCGATCAGCAACGCCCTGGCCAGCGAGAGGCACTACGACGGACTGCGTGCACCGGACGGGACCGACATCAGCTCGCGTGCCAAGCACCGCGCGTACATGAAGGCCAACAACCTGACCACCGCCGACGACTTCACGCAGACGTGGAAGCGCGAGGCCGAGGCCCGCGAGGCGCGCATGGCAGGTCATGACCCAACGCGCGCGGCCGACGTGGCCCGCGCCATCAACCAGCTCGGAGGCTGAACATGGCCGACCTCACCGAGACCAAGCCCAAGTACCCCAGTGCCCTGGCGCTCGCGCGTGCCCTGCGCGAGGTACGCGAGTTCGCCGATCAGGCACGTATCCCCGAGGCCGTGCCGCTGCTCGGTGGAACTGGTCTAGGCCAGCTCATCATCGGCGAGAGCCCGGAGGGTGCGGAGCGCATCGGCTATGGCGAGCGGCTGACCAAGGGCAGCGGCCAGACGCTGCAGCTGCGCGACGAGGCACTCGACCTGGGCATGCTCGCCGGTGGCGCCGCCGGCAGCGCTGCCAAGACGGCGCCCAAGGTGGCACGCGCGGCCGCCCGTGCGGTCGATGAGCTGGGCACGCCGGTGCCACGCATGCAGGCCGTGCGCGGTGGTGTCGACCTGGGCCCGCGCGCCGACATCAAGGCGGCGGTGGAGGCGGCGGAGGCCAAAGGCGGTGATGCGCTCAAGGGGTTCGGCAAGGCCAAGGCGCAGCGCGAGAAGGCCACCGCCAAGCGCCTGGAGAAGCAGGCCGATGTGGTGGTCGAGCGCCAGCGCGGGCGAGGCGAGCGCGTGAAGCAGGAGCCCGACGTCTACCGCAGGATGTACGCCCAGGAAGGCGGCGAGGCAGTGCTCAAGGCGGCCAAGCGCGGCGAGCACCTCAAGCCCGCACCCGAGGGCGGCTACATCGGCGCGCCGCGAACGGTGCTCACCGGGCCGCAGCTGGGGTCGATGCGCAAGAGCCTGGACGAGCAGTTCAATCGCGGCATCGATGCCCTGGCGCACGCCGACCCCGAGCGCCTGGGCACGTGGTACGACCGCGCCAAGGCGGCCCAGGCGCAGATTCATGAGCCGCACCAGCTCGAACGAGGCCTTGACCAGACCGCGATCTACAGCGCTGGCGTGTCGCCCGAGAGCGAGCTGGCGTTCGCGCTGAAGCACCAGAACAGCCGCGCGCTGGGCACCGACGACCTGCCGTACCGCAAGGTGCCGGCCGACACGCTGGACGAGGC